CTATGTGCTTGGCGAAACTTATGATAGAGAAATTGATGAGTATGTAACAAATACAGGTGCAAACGGAAATGTTGTAGGTGTTATGGTTCCGTTGGCGAATTCTAACACTGACACAAATCATAACCGCTCAAACCTGATCAAAGGATCCACAGGGTGGATTATCTCGCAAGACTTAAATAGCTATTCAAGTTTTTATCCTAAAAATGACAACATTAAAAAGTTGTTTAGATTTAGAAGTCTTGAAGGTGGTGATTGGAACCAACAAAATATCAAAGTTTCAATTCGAGACATTACTGCTGCACCAAACGAGTTTCAACCATATGGAACATTTACCGTCGAAGTTCGTTCCGCAACTGATAGTGATGCAGATCCTGTAGTTTTAGAGAGTTTTACGAATTGCAATCTTAATCCTTCTTCTGAAGATTATATTGCTCGGAAAATCGGCGATTCCTATGCAGAATGGAGTGACACCGATAGAAGTTATAGGGATTATGGAGATTATCCAAACAAATCCAAGTATGTGTATGTTGATGTACATTCGGATGTCCGCGCTGGAGCAACCGATCCTGAACTTCTTCCATTCGGGTACTATGGCCCAGTTCGTCTGCGTGGATTTGCAGTCACCGGTTCGACTGCAACCCAAGTTCTCACCCTCAGAGAGGACAATTCTGGTGCAACAACTTCCTATACTTCCAATGCCGTATTGTCAGTGGGTGGAAAAGGTGCTTATTCAACTGGTATTATGTCATTTGCAGGCGACCAATTTAGGGGCACATTCTTTTATCCAAAAACACATTTACGTAGAAGTTCGGAAATCGGCAACCTATCCAGCCCTACTGATGCGTACTTTG